TGGCTCTGGCTCTGGCTCTGGCTCTGGCTCTGGCTCTGGCTCTGGCTCTGGCTCTGGCTCTGGCTGGGGCTTTGGCTCTGGCTCTGGCTTTGGCTGGGGCTTTGGCTCTGGCTCTGGCTGGGGCTTTGGCTCTGGCTCTGGCTTTGGCTCTGGCTCTGGCTCTGACTGGGGCTCTGACTGTGGCTCTGGCTCTGGCTGTGGTTCTGGCTCTGGCTCTGGCTCTGGCTGGGGTTCTGGCTCTGGCGATGGCGATGGCGATGGCTCTGACTTTGGCTTTGAGGAGTTTAGTGATGAAGCATAGGTTTGTAGATAGCTTTGGCTCTGGCTCTGGCTCTGGCTCTGGCTGGGGTTCTGGCTCTGGCTCTGGCTGGGGTTCTGGCTCTGGCTGGGGTTCTGGCTCTGGCTCTGGCTCTGGCTCTGGCTTTGGCTTTGGCTGGGGTTCTGGCTCTGGCTCTGGCAATGGCTGGGGTTCTGGCTCTGGCTGGGGTTCTGGCTCTGGCGATGGCGATAGTACTAATTTTTGGAAGGAATAAAAATGAGAAATGTTCCAGTAGCAAATCAGATGGAGTTTCGGGAAATACAGAGAGCAGCAAAAAAGTCCGGACTGACAATGAATGAAATGGCAACTCTTTTTGGTGTTACTCGCCAAACCTTATATAATTGGGAAAAAGGGAATCCGACTAACTCAGTAATTGCCAGTCGAGCAAGAGAAATGCTCAAAGCGATCCAGAATGCAACAGCACTTGGATACTTACCTTTGAAAATAGTTGTTGATAGACCCCGACGTATGGCGAAAATCAAACTGGCCTTGGCTGAGTCATTCAAAAAATAGGTCTTTGTCCTTGACCCTTAGTAGTCAGTACGTTTATGCTAGGAGTCCTTTCTCAAAAACAAAAGGGCATACCTCATGACTTTTATCCACAGACTACTTCCAACAAACGGTCTTGTCTGTGTCGCAATCCCAGGAGTAAATGGTGGAATGCGCCATAGATTTTTTGAATCTCAAAATGATGCAATAACCTATTTTAAAAATATTGACAAACCAGGCACTGAGATCTATTTAGCACAGGCCTCGTTCAAAACGAATGAAAATCGTAAGCAGACTAATGCTCTTGCAGCTAAGAATTTCTTTCTTGATATTGACTGCGGTGTGACGAAGCCCTACGCTAATCAACAAGCCGGGATCAACGCACTTAAACTCTTTGTTAAAACGACTGAGTTACCTTTACCGTCTATTGTCATATCTGGAAATGGTCTGTATGCACACTGGATACTTGACCATGAAATTCCAATAGAGAATTGGTCTAGGATAGCTCGCGTTTTGAAGAAAGTTGTCGGTGCTAGTGAATTCAAAGTAGACTTCGGGCTCACAGCGAATTCTTCTTGTGTTCTCAGACCAATAGGTTCGACGCATCGTAAAGACCCAGGCAATCCGAAACCTGTCAGGCTCCTGTACGAAGCCTCTGATATTTCACTTGATGAATTCACAGTCCCATTGTTTAAAGCGGTTAAGAAGTTTAAACTTACCTCAGGATTAATAGGTAAATCGAAGCAGACTGATCTTAATGATGAGTTTGCAGTTTATACTAGCCAGGAATCTGACCTTTTAAAGATTGCTGAGAAGTGTTCACAAGTAAGTTACGTGCGCTCACAAAAAGGTAACGTCGAAGAGCCTATGTGGTATGCCTTCATAGGTTTAGCCCGGCATTGTACAAACGGAGAGTCTCTAATCCATGAGTGGTCAAGTGGACATCCGGAATATTCAGTTGAAGATACAACAGCCAAGATTGAACAGCATAAGAATTCAGGTGCCGGCCCGACAACTTGCAGCTTCTTTTTCGGGCTTGCTCCTGATAGGTGTCTTGGATGTAAATTAATCAATAAAATAAAGTCTCCTATTGTTATAGGTCATCCTCTACCAGCACACGCAGAAGCACCTCAGAACGAAGTACCTGAGCCACCAAAGCCTTTTCTCCGTACTGAGAAGGGTTTAGCCTACTTCGATGAAGGAGAGGGCGTACCGGTCATTTTTTACGAAGAAGATCTTTACCCTGTTAGTTTTCAATATGATTCTTCGCTTGAGTGCGAGACTGCGACGTTTCGACACCACATGAAACACGAAGGATGGAAAGAATTTACAATCAAGTCCTCTATTATCCCAGATTCAAAGAGCTTAATAACTACTCTCTGGGCGAATCATGTTAAAATTATAGGGCAGAAGGGGAAAAAATGTATGGCTCAGTACATAGAAGGATATATGAGAGAGCTACAAAATAATCGCCGACTGTCGAATCTCTGTAGTCAGATGGGTTGGCAGGAAGACGAAGGAGGACTGGCATTCGTCCATGGTACAACAGCTTACTATAAAGAACGTAGCCCTGAGACTGTAGGCTTCTCAAGAAACGTCCCTTCGGCGGCTAAAGGGTATAAAACAAGCGGGGAGTTATTACCCTGGATAGATCTGACTTCTACCTTAGATACTCACAAATTCGCACCTTATGCCTTCGCTCTATGTTCCGGAGCATTTGGTGCTCCCCTGATGAGATTTACCGGTTATGATGGAGCAATAGTTGCACTGGTCGGAAAGACCGGGCATGGTAAGACTTTGATGCAGAGATGGGTTCAGAGTGCCTATGGACACCACGCCTCTCTGATGATGTACAAAGAAGATACTAAGAATGCACTTGTAGCAAGGCTCGGACTCTATGGGTCTTTGCCTTTGACGATTGATGAGATTTCTAATATTGATGCTATGGATCTATCGGACTTAGCCTATCGAGTCACACAGGGACGTGATAAAGCCAGGCTCGACGTGAATTCCAGGGAGAAAGCGAACCTCAACAAGTGGAATACTCTGGCAATTGTATCATCGAATCATAGTTTACTCGACCGCTTAGCAGTTGCCAAAGCTGATGCATCTGCTGAAATAAATCGGGTATTTGAATTTGAATTACATCGGCCGGAAGCACTCGACCATATCCTCGGAGCGAAGATATTCAATACGATTGATATGAACTACGGACTGATAGGGCAGATCTATCTCCAGGAGATTGTACGTAACCAAGATAAACACCAGGAAAATATTGCCAATCTCACAGCAGAAATTAATAAAAAAGCTCATTGCGCCCCGGAAGAACGATTTTGGGCGGCGATTGCAGCAGTCACGATTTATGGAGGCTTAATTGCCAGGAAGATAGGGATCATCAAGTTTGAAATAGCTCCTCTAGTTGACTTCGCTTGTGCAGCAATCTCAGCAATGAGGGGTGAAAAGAAAGAAATGATACGTGATGCTGTAACAGTTATAGGTGACTACTTGTCTGATACCCGGAGTAATACTCTAGTTGTGACAGATACGATTAAACGACATACCGACGCCCGAGAAATTATCTTGCCTACTGGCAGCCTGAAGAACCGCGTAGAGTTCGATTCTCGGACACTGTTTATCTCAGTATCTTCGTTCCGCGAGTGGGCAGCTCGTAAATACACAAACGTCGGTGAAACTAGAAGGGAGTTAATTCAGATAGGTGCAATGTATCCGCTTAACAGTGCCCGCAAAAAAGTCCTTGGTGGTGGTACTCCGATAGCTGGAGCGCAGCAACATTGCTGGGTACTTGACCTTAAACATCCATCTATAGGTCAACAAGCCGCGCAGTTAGTTTCAGATATTAATGCAGTTGAGAAAGAAAGCGAGGCAAAATGGAAGTAAATAAAGGCGGATACCCCGTAAAAAATGCAGGTTATTGGAAGCGGCAACATGATAAACTACAAGCAGAAAACACAGCACTCAAAAGGAAGCTCACCGCTGTGAAAGAGTGGGTAGACACGTTGTCCGACGGTGGATGTTTAGACTCAGGGAGAGAAAAAATTGTATAAATTTATCTAGCAAACAAAAAGGAGCCAATAAATGAAAGAAAAAGTTTTTACCGACCTTATGATTGATCTTGAGACAATGGGAACGAACTATGATGCAGCGATTATGTCAATCGGGGCAGTTGTCTTCGATCCGTTCACTGGAGAGTGTGGTGGTACGTTTCATAGTAAGATTAAACTAGACTCCTGTATGGAGCTCGGACTAACAGTAGACGCTTCGACTATTGAGTGGTGGTTAGTACAAGATAAAGAAGCTCAGCAGGAACTTCTTAAAAGTCTTCCTGTAGATGACGAAAACCATGGGCCCGGAAAAGACTCCATCAGAACGGCTATTATTGACTTTGGAACCTGGATCGAAGTTATGAAAGAAGCTGGCATTCTTTCTCTCGAAAGAGTCTGGGGCAACGGTGCAATTTTTGATATTGTCGTCCTTGAGAATGCGATGAATAAATTCAAACCTTTTTACAGTCATATTCTACCGCCGTGGGATTATAACCAGCACCGGGATGTTCGTACTCTCAGAGATATTGCTATGGTTGTTGGCTCAGAAGATTTTAAATACACTATTGATTTCTTTGGAACTAAACACGACGCTCTTGCTGATGCTCAATTCCAAGTTAAGTATGTTTCAGCTTTCTGGCAATATTTGAATTTACAAAGTAGCTACCATTAAAAATAGTCCCCTTGTGAGAACATCTCCAGGGGGATTTCCTCTATCTTTGACTTTCTTCTCTGTAAATATTTTCAAATCCTTCTTTCCGGACTAAATACAAATCTTTCGTGGTTAAATAACCTTTGTCTTTAAGCAAAGACCTCCGTACAACCCCGGACAAATCAGAGGCTTTTATTATACTTGCAGGATTCTTCTTGCTGAACTCTACAATTTGTCTGTATATCTCTTCTGTCGCCATTGTATCTTCATCTTCTATAGATCGGTCAAACGCTCTGAGAAGTTCTGATTTACGAGCGCCGATCTTGGTTTTTAGTTTTGAAAGTTGCCTAGTTTCTGTTTGAACAAGGGCTAAGTCATACGGATTTATACCTCCAGCCATGAGAATATATTCAGCAATGTTCAACTGAGAATCATCGAGAAGTCTTCGCCCTCTTGAATCTTTAATCCCGTCGGTAGCCATTCTGTATGCTTTTAGTCCGTCTTTAATCCCTTTTGGTAAAGCAGCTTCGAGAGCTTTGAAATGTTCACCTTTCCTATTCAGTTCTACAGACCGCGAAAAACTTGTTACGATCCCCCAGGCAGGCCCCATGAGCTGCGCCGCCATCCAGTTCGATAAAGCAGATCCTTCCAGCCATTCAGGAGCATCGAGAACACTCGGCTCGAAAATTTTATCCAGTCCGACCCTGGTTGATGCCTGAGCACCAAAAATTGAAGGCACTCCGTAAAGAAGAACATCAGCCAACTGCTTGTTCGTAGCGGCTTTTATGCCATTGTACAGTTCGTGCTCAGTCAGAAATGGCTCATCATCGTCACCAGCAGCTATAGATACCAAAGCCATAATCATACTGAACATTGGCAGTCCTGCAAAACCTCCCATGATAACAAGCATCGATAAAACACCAGTAAATTCTTTACGCATTTCGTTTCGTTTGGCTTCAAACGCCTGCTGTTCCTCTTTCGATAGTTTTGCAAAATCAGCAGGACGTCTCTTCAGAGACTGAGTCATGAGCCTTAGTATTTTCCAAGCTGCATTCACTCTAAAAGTCTGGAACATTGTAGCAGAAGAAATAACATCATTACTTCTAAGAATCGTAGGCTTTCCACTCGTACTGAAGTCGAACAAAGTATCAAGATTAACAAAGTCAGCATATTCGAAAGCTTCTATAAAGTCTTTCCCGGCAGCTCGTGCTACATCCATCGCCGCTAATATCGCAGATTTCCTGGAGACGAGCTCCCCTTCACGAATGAAGAACATCATGTGATGTAGTAGCCCTGCTTTGTCTTTTCCGCCAATTAAATCCATAGCTTGATGACTTAGTGTAATATTAAGTAGATTCCGGGCTTCAGCCATTCGAAGAGCAAGTAATTCTTGCAAGTAGGCTGTTTTTTTCTTCTCTGTTCCAAGCCGTTTTAGATGTGTTTGAGTTTCTTCAGGCAGAGATGCTTCATCAATGTGGTCAAGGATATTATTGATCATTTCAAGCTGCTCTTCTGCTCTGTATTTAACTTCCCCTATCATAAAGGTAGGACGGGCAGTACTGTCGTTCTTTTCTTGAATAGCTTGCTTTCTAGCTACGTTATACTCTGCTTCTGAGTAAGAGCCAGACAACTCTAGGAAGAAGGGATCAATACTATGAATAGCTCTCGGGCTATATGTTTTTGGGGTCATAGATTTATGAAGCGCCCTGGTAAGAGCTGCGGTAGCTTTACGGGCCCCAAATTTCGCTGCGAGCTTTGGCAGAGTGATAATACCGACCTGGCTCATTTGGAGTAAGAACTGTGAAGGACTGGTTAAATACCATGAGGCAGTCATTTTTCCAAGAACTTGCGCTACAGGTGATGTTTTCCTTACCCGGGCAGATTGGATATGATTCTGTACATTGTTGAGTACCAGGTGAATGAGTGATACATCTTCGACTTCTCCGGCTTTCTTACTTTCTCTGAGCTCTTGTTTCTCTATAGCAATAAGTTCATCGATGCGTATACCTTTTTCAGCATAAGCAATAGACGAAGCAGCTTTCGCAGTATAATCAACAAATGACCTAAAAGCGTTCGTATTAAATCCTAGAACTCCTTTGCGCCGAGCATTACTTCTCCGGAAAGATCCTTCTGGGAGAGAACGCAGCCACATTTCATACATATCCGCTTTGAACCCTTCTCTCTGTTCTTCGAGTTCAGCAGCATGTTCAAGCGACGCTCCTTTAGGAGGAGCAAAACGTGCATCTACTGCGACTTCAATATTATTCCTGATAGCTACTGGCAAAGTATCTTTAGTAACTAGGGTTTCCTCTTTTTTATCTATAACAATTGCAGCTTCAGGGTATATAGATAGTAGAGACTTTCTAAGCGCCTCGACTTTATAGTGACTATCCGCAGTTTCATGATGTAAAACTTTACCATTTTCAGTATAAACTGTGACCATCCAAGACCCGAAGCGACCTAGAGGAGAGTAAGCACCTTTTTTAGTCTGGTAAGCTTTTTCATACTCCGCCCGTAGTTCCGCAGCTTGAATCGGTGCGTACTCTTCCATCCCCTGAATACGACCGAGCATATTATTACGTTCACGATCATGCAGGCTCTTCATTGTAGCGATAATTTCAAGATACTTGGTTTTTATCGACTGCTTCTCTAGCTTTTTATACAGTCCATTTGCGACTTTCCAGGCGGCTTGTGGCGTAAGCTGCTCAGTAATCTTAGGCATTTCATTTTGTTCCCAAGCCTCTTGAGTCCACTCCTGCATAGTCTTTTCCAGACTATCTGGATACACTTCAAAAAGAGATGCGGTGTTCATCAGAAGCATAAAAGTCTGGTGTAGATCCGACCCTTTACTACAGAGCTTAATAGCTTCATTAACAAGTTCTTGAGAGGTAGAAAGTAACCCATCTTGAATATTTGTATGCTCACGCTCCAGACGTGCTATCTCGGGCAGAGACCCAATAAGATCTTTAAATATCTCAACTTTATGAAATAGAGGCATTGTACTAAGTACAGCAGGAAGAGATTTATACCACGAAGATTTAAAGATTTCTCCGGACTTTACAGCAGCTTTTATCGCGGCTACGTTCTGTGCCATGGTCTTCTTTGAATTACTGTCGGACTTCTGAACGGCTTCTTTTGTAGGCTCAGAGAACTTCATATCTTCAGGAACTCCAAATTCCTGGTCAATAGCAGTCTTACTTTCCTGGAGCGCAGCATATTTCTTCAACGCTGTAGCCATTGCACTTCGAAGTTCTATAATATCGAAGTGTTTATATACACCGAATCTCTGAATGATCTGGATTAACTTCGCCATTAACTTCTCAAACAACGAAGGATTATCAACCATCAACTCATTCCAGAACTCTGGATCGAGAAGCATAGCTCCTAATGCGTCAGCAACAAGTTCCTCATTTGCTTTGTCTGTGAGGGATTCTCCAGTAAATTTTCTCCCTCTTCTTTTAAAAGCGGCTTTGATAAATGCTTTTTTATCGGCGAAGTGTTTTGTATTGATAGCTTTTTGGGCTTCTACGAGTAATTCATCATAGATATTTGAAGCATCAGTCCTCAATAAATGAAGAAGTTCATGTCCGACAATAAACAGATGCGGAGCTCCCATTTCGTCAATATTTATAAATGTAATATTCGGGCTGCCCGGGGACGCCACACCCCGAGGCGACCAAGTTCCTTTTTTAGTTTTGTAGAATACAACCTGCTTAGCAAACTTGGAGTTTACAATATCAATAAAATCTTTCATCACTGCAGGGGGATTAGCATACTCCGCTTCAAATACTAATTTCTCAGGGGATTCAGATAAATGCTTATTTACGCTGATATTCAGATCCTCAACTGCTTGTTTAGCTTGCAGAACTTGCGCAGCGGCGAGGTCTTCTCTGGCCTTTACTAGCATTGGTGTTATAACCGAAGGAGACCCTGTACCATCTCTAAGAGAGCTTCCTAGCTTCGTAATGTTCTTCTGCAGAAGCGCAATTTCTTCTGCTGCCCCTTGGGCTACCTCTTCGCGGGTAAGTGGAATTTCAGCTTCAACTTCTTTGACCTGCGCACCTAGTTGTTTCAATAGAATATTTATCTGAGTAAGAGATCTAATAGTATTATCACGAACTTCCGGCAATGTATCTGGATTATCTATAATTTCTGTGAGTGCAGTAGCTTCTTCTTGTACTAAGTTCAAAAAACCCTCTTTTTTTGCCGTCTCTTCTTTATTCAGTGCTAATCCACCGAGGACTTTTGCCCTAATCAGAGCTTGCTTAGGAGGTAATTTAACCTTTACTTCAGCAGTGCCTTCTTCAGTGGGCTGAGTTTCTGTCATCTCTACCCACCCAGCTGCCGTCATCTTCGGAGCGAAGTCACCAAGTTTTTCTATCTCTGCTATAACTTTAGGAGCTAGTTTTCGATTGCGTAAGATTTCTGGTTTTTTATTGCTCAGAGCAGCAATAGAAGTAGGCAGTGATGCTATTGATCCACCAAGCCCCCCAAACATTTCGAGCGCAATATCAACAGGGTCAACTTCACCAGTTGCAGCTAACTGTCCAGCAGCTTCAGAAACGCCCTCGCTTCCTGCTTCAACCCCAACACCTGCAGCAATATACCCGGCGCGTTTCAGTTTAGATGTTTGTTTTAGGAGTGTTTTTGCTGTCGCCGCGATCTCTGCTTTTGTAGCACCCGCAGCGGCTGTTTTTGTAGCTTGTTTGAGCGCAGTACGTGCAGGAGACGTAGCCACACGCCCCCCGAGGAGCGTTAATGGAGCGTCAACTGCCGCAGTAGCTACAGCCTTCCTACGAGCTTCTCCGAGAATAGGGCCGACGAGTTCTTGGTCGGTAAGAAAAGCACTGATATTTTCTTCTGTAGGCTCAATTCCCAGTTCGTTCAGTTTATTTCCAACCCGCCCGATAAACTCCATACCGGCTTCTGTGGGTAGAGCACCGAGAAACGCTCCGCTGAGAGCACCAATAGTCGCTCCGATAGGTGCAGTAACAAGAGCTCCTAGGCCGGTTGGAGCACCAACTACAGCACCAAGAGCCCCGCCAGCTTTACCGCCTACATACATTCCAGCAAGAGAAGGAGCCATATTCGCAGCCTGTTCAGCAGTAAAGTAGGCTAACCCTGCAGGGTTTGTTATTGCTTCTCCGAGAATCGCACCTCCGGTTTTAGCTACGGCGATAGTAGTATCTATAAATCCTTCAGCTTCAGATATTCCCTGCGCAGCTGTACTAATATCTTCCTTAGCTTCTACGAGTGCCGGGGGGGCAGGTTTAGCCCGTGTGAGTTGCTCAGAGATTATCTTCGCTGTATTATCGTCAAATGACCCCATAGCGACATCATCAGATACTTGAAGCCCGGCTTTAGTGTCTATAATCCCAGAAAAAGCGACATCGGTAAGGTTACCAAAGAACCCTTGTTCCTCAGTAGGAACTTCGACCTTTTTTACTTCCTTCCGCTCAGTATAAACTCGATCAAGATAACTATCTATTGACTCTGGTGCTGCTGACTCTGGTGCTACGGACTGAAGATCAGAGATACCTCCAGTAGGAATCCCGGGTTCTACCTTCTTCCGCTCAGCATAAACTTGGTCAAGATAGCTATCTATAGACTCTGGCATCTAAGTACCTCGTTCCATAAGGATTCTTTCCAAGACCTTCCTAGTGACATATTCAGTATCCCGTACACTATCCCCGGAACTCTGCCCGGACGCTTTAAGTACTCTCAAACTACCAGCAACATCCTGCTTTAGAATAGAACTTTCATCTAAGGAAAGATCTACAGTTAACCCACCAACTTCGGCGCGCGGAGGAGTAACTATATTATTAGTAATATCCGTAGTACCTTCAGTAAATTTAACTTTGGCATCTTTCCCATCACTTCTCAGATTACTCAGAGCCTTCGCCGTAGTTTCTACGGTTTTCGCTTTGGTAAAATCAATATCCGCTTGTGTCGCTTCCAAACCAAGTTGACTTTCCTCTACCTCTCGTTTTTCTGCAGCAACTGCACGCTCTTCTTCAGCAGCACGTCGTTCTCTACTAGCAGTTAGTCCGAGTTGTGCTTCGTTCTGGGCAACGAGAGAAGACCCTAGTCCGAGCATATTAAGTGCAGCGAAACCAGATTTAGCAGGGCCGGCGGCTTCAAGGAAATCTTCAAGAGAAAACCGCCCATCTTCTCTAGTTTCTTCCGGGCCATACCCAGTAATACCACTATATAAATCAGTCTCAGGAACAACTTCGGGTCGAACTAGCGTCTCAACAGGAGAAAGAGCAGGCTCACCTGGAACTACCTGAGCGGGTAAACCTGTAGAAGTAAGAGCAGGCTCGCTGGGAACTACCTGAGCGGGTAAACCTATAGGAACTCGATGCACTACTTGTGGCGACGGAGCTGGTTGATTCGCACCTTCAAAAGCACCAATTACTTTATCTTTAAAGTAGTTTGGGTCTGTCTTATTACCAAGTAGACCAGAACCGAAGCGATTAATCAAATCTCCATAATATGCTCCGCCCCCCGCTAGATTATATGCACCCTGCCGAAAATTTTCACCTAGGGTACTTGCACCTTGCCGGACATTTTCGCCTAGAGTACTCACACCCCTACCCAAAGCCTCTGATGTAGCTACCAAAGGTCTTCTAACAGCTTGCCCTGCACCTTCAGCAGTAATAGACGAAGGATCAAAAGCTCCTTGTGATGAAGGAGGAAGAGAAGGCATTATATTCTGAGATGCCGGTCGTAAACTCCCCTTAATCTGTTCAGGGTCTATTCTCGCCAAAGCCATATAAGCCTCCTATTCTGATTTTGTAAGAGATTCTGATGCGTTAGTTATTAAGTTAATCTGACCAGCTACACCGGCTACAATTGTTCTGTAATACTCAGTTAGAGATGTAGATGCTTGTATCTGAATACGTACTGCTTCTTCTGATTGTGCAATAAGATCCCGTGTGCGCTGAATTTCCATAGACTCAGAAATACGCCATTTCTCCATAAGCTGATCACGATATTTAAGGTCACCCTGCATCTCCATAGAACGAAGCTGCGTAGAGGCATTAACGCGATCAATAGTCCCTCTGAGTGCAGCGATATTAGCATCAGTTTCTACTTTGAACTTATCAATTAATACTCGATTATAATCCATATACATCTGATGAAAAAAGCGAGTAAACTGGCTCTGAATATCTTCCATCCTGATACCGGCATCAATCGCATGTTTAACATTATCCTGAGCGCGTTCTGCGATAAGAGCGGTTGTCTGAGCAACACGATCAGTATTGACATCGTTGTATTTACCTATAACTTCCATCCGAGCTGCTTGAGACATATCAGTAGGGAGAGGGAAACCCCTACGTCCCACAGAAGCTTCAGCCTGCACGACAGCATCATTAAAGACTTGAAGATCCTGCTCACGCTGCTTATCAAAAATAGCCTGTTGCACCGCCGGAGCGATACCTGTTGACTCATCTTCAATAAATGCAGTTAGCTGTGGAGAAAGAAAATCAAAAAACGTAGAATCGTAAGTGTGCCCCCTGAATTTGTCAGGATCAAAAAAGTTCGGGTCGAGTAGCAACGAGGCTCTCTCAAGATCATCAATAGTCCCAGTTCCGTAGCGAGTCGGATAGTTTGGACGGAAAGCATCTTCGGCTTCAAATTCTACAAACTCCTGACTCCTTACAGCGAACTCAGCCAAACGAGTCGCAGCCTCATCAGCATCGACTTTAAGAACTTCAAAATAAGCAAGAGACTGCGCAGAAAGAGTTCTTAGTGTTTCAGGTACATCAGAAGTTGCCATAATATGCTCCTAAAAAAGTCAGAGTATAGATATTACCATGAACGTACCAACAAACGAAATAAAAAGTTTACCATTTACCCGCAGAGCATTTCATTGCCTTAAATTTTGTTTTTATTTTCATAAAACACCCACATAGTTGACACCGTCCACTAACTAAATATCCACATTGCTGACAAAGTTGATAGCGACGTTCTTGCTCTTCTATGTCTGCTTGTGCGAAACGTGTTTTAGTCAACGCAGTAAGGCTTTTACCTAACCCAGCCACAGCTTCTGACAAAGAAGCGGGCGATTTAGATTCTGAGCAGCACTCTCTATCGGATTTAGACTCTATTATCTGCGGTCTCTGTTCTCCACGAATTCCTGCTTCATCCTGTTGTAACCAAGCTAAATAACCATGAGGGTCAAAAGTACCTTTGCTAAAAACTAGGTAACGATCAAGAACTTCTTTACGACTAGAAAAAGAAACTATAGATAAACCAATTTCTTCGGCGGATTCTCCGTTGTAGATCCTTGCTGCAATCATGGACACACCCAAGTATAGAATTTTCTCCCAGTCAGACGTATACGACATTCTGAGCCACCAACATAAATCTTTGGTATTTGATCCCAATTACAAGGCCCCCAATCTCTACAACATACCCATATTGGATATGTTCCATCATAAGACCCATCATAAGCAGCACGACATCCTGACCCATACCAATTACAACAATCATTTGGTGTAGCAGCATACCAATGGTAAGTCCTACGATTTCCTGCGTAGGAGCTATAATTTTCTGTTTGTCTACAAGGAGCATCAATTGGAAAATACCCTTCTTCACTTGTATATTCCCACTGACCA